GAGTCGCGGGACACCAGCGCGCGGAGTGCGGCGCCCGCCTCTTTTTCGTGTTCTCGAAACCGATAGGAGGTCAGTACAATGGCGTTTTTTATGGACCCCGGAGCGATGTTCCTCGGGTGCCTGAACGGTGTGGAGCAGAAGTTTTTGATTGAGCTCATTAAGACCGCTCGGCGCTCTGGGTACACGCGGTTCGTAGAGCCATGCGCCGGTACATTCGCTATGGCGAATCTGGCAATCCAGTCGGGGTTCAAGCCTGAGCAGATCGAAACCAGCGACGTGAACATGATGACCTCGGTGATGGGCTACGCCATCACGGGCCAGTCTCTCGAACCGCTGCAGATCCACGCGCAGGGCTTCTCCGATGAAGAGCTGTTAGACCCGGCCGTAGCTCTGTACGCGCAAATCTATCTGCGGACATCGAAGAGCGCAGGGAACGAGTATTTCCACAACATCCTGCGCGACCTGCACGACAGGCGTGAAGAGCATATCGAGAGCATCCGCCGACAGCTTGAGGCCACGAAGAGCCTGCTCGGTGGTATGAGCTACCGCCCGCTGGATATGTGGGACCATCTCCGTGAGGTGAAGGACGACCCGCATACGATCATCGTGGCGAATCCGCCGACGTATTTCGCCGGCTATGAGAAGTTCTACGACACGCAGGGAAAGATGACTTGGAAAGAGCCACCCTACGGTATGTTCGACCCTGAGACCGGCCATCAGCAACTCTACGACATGATGATGGACGCTCCCGCTCTGCTCCTGTGCTATCAGGAGAAACGGGCAGGTGAGGCCGTCGGCCACACCATTTTTGCCCGCTCTGGGACACGCGCCGACTTGAACTCGTATATCACGACGAACAGGGAAGAGGAAGCCGTGGCACTTGCCAAAGGGAAGAAAATCAAGCGCCCGCAGGAGGGCAAGCTGGAGCCTCTGAAATGCAGTATGCTCCCGCTCGACTATGAGATCACAGAGGACAGCGACATCCGAATTATCCAGATCGCCGGCGCCAACGCGCAGTATTACCGGATGCTCTGGACGCACAACTTCGTAGGCTCGCAGGCGACCTACAACCGCGCTGTCCTGATCGACGGCTATGTGGCCGCGGTCTTCGGCATCTCGAAGATGGCTGCGGACTCCATCTTTGTGTGGTACGTCATGAAGGCACCGCACAAGCTGTACCGCCTCGGCCGTCTCTGCTATATGCTGGCCCAGAACCAGAGCTTCGTGGACACGCTGCTCGACGACATCGACCAGGAGAAGGTCACGAAGATGCGGACAGCCATGCTCACGAAGTACGCCGAGAACAAAGAGGTTCGCGGCATCATGAAGCTGGTCAACCGGCAGGAGGACGCGAAGAACGGGTACAAGCTGACCTATGAGGCCGCCCTTGTGGCTGGCCGTGACGAGAAGGCTACGTTGGCCGAATGGCTGAGGAGGGAGAAACAATGGCAGCAGAAGAGAGCACAGCAATGAGCTACGAGAAGATTTACGACATGGGCACGGGCCTGATTATCGCCAAAGTCCAGCTTGATAAGGTGCGGGAGCAGGACATCAACGCCCGCATCATGAAGAAGGAAATGCAGGATCAGCTCACCGCGAACATCAAGAACCGCGGCCAGCTTGAGAGCCTGCCCCTGCTGGTGGAGAAAGACGGCGTTCTGGAGATTATCTCCGGCCACCACCGCATCAAGAGCGCCCGCGCCGCCGGCATGAAGGAGATTATCGCCATCATCGACGTGAGCGGCCTGTCCCGCTCCAAGATCGCATCGAAGCAGTTGGCCCACAACGCCATCAGCGGTTTCGATGACCCGTCCATCCTGCGCGAGATCTGCAAGATGCTCGACGACGTGGATGATATGCTGGAGAGCTTCATCGGCAAGGACATCATGGAGGAGCCTCTGGAGCAGTACGATAAGCTGCTGTCCCCGGCGGTGCATTTCGACTTCAAGAACATCACGTTTTCGTTCCTGCCGCATCAGGTGAAGGATATGGACGCGCTGGTGAAGAACCTTGAGTCCTCGGCACCTGAGATTATCGGTGTCGCGCCCTACGAGCAGTGCAAGCAGTTCATCGAGGCGTTGGCCCGCTACCAGAAGTTCTCCGACATCCGCAACGTCGGCGCCGCCATCCACTCCATGATCGAGAGCGTCACGGAGAAGATGGACGAGGTCGGCTTCAAGGACGACGAGGAGTGGACGTATCTGACGAAGATTTTCGGCAGCAACGCCATCCCTGCGGAGTCTGCAGCTACCATTACGAAGGCCATCAAGAAGGCCGAGAAGGACGGTGCTATCACGAGCAAGAACCGTTGGCAGTTGATCGAAATGCTTGCCACCGAATATCTGGCAGGAAAGTGAGTGATGTGATATGCCGGCCCTCAGCAAGTACAATCCCGAATACCACGACGATTGGGCTTGGTCGCTGGCAATCAAGGGAGCCACGAACGACGAGATTGCCGAGGCTTTCGGCATCTCGACGCGCACCTTTATTCGCTGGAAGCAGGAGCATGAGAGCCTGAACGACGCAGTCGAGCGAGGAAAGAACATCGCCGACTCTAAGGTCGAGAAGGCACTTTATCAAAGGGCTTTGGGCTACCAGATTACCGACACCGAGAAAACAATCGACATGGATAAGGATGGCAACCCGAAGCCCGTCCGCATCAAGAACACGACGAAGAACATAGTGCCAGACACTATGGCAATTATGTATTGGCTGAACAACCGCAAGCGTACCCAGTGGGCGCAGCGGCAGGAAGTCGCCCTCTCCGCCGGCGATGATTCCGAAGATGTTCTGATCTATCTCCCCGCAAACGGCAGGGACGATGGCGACCAGCAAGAGTCCTGAGAGAAAAGTCCGTGTGCTGAAGCCGCAGTTCGGCCCGCAAGAGAAGTTTCTTGCAACCCCTGCGGACATCTGCATCTACGGCGGAGCGGCCGGCGGCGGCAAGACCTACGGCCTGCTGCTGTCGGCGTTGAGATACAAGAATGTCAAGGGCTTCGGCTGCACGATCTTCAGGAAGAACTACAAGCAGATTTTCGCCCAAGGCGGCCTGTGGGATGAAGCCCAGAAGATGTACCACGGTATCAACGGGGCACAGCGCAAAATCTCCGACGGCACGTGGTCGTTTCGAGATAAGGACGGCAACGAGGTTTCCAAGGTGTCCTTCGCGCACATCGAGCGTTCGGAAGAGCTGGACAACTGGCAGGGCGCTCAGATCTGCGAGATCGGCTTCGACGAGCTGACGCATTTCAGCGAGGAGATTTTCTTCTATATGCTGTCCCGTAACCGTTCGACCTGCGGCGTCAGGCCGTTCGTTCGAGCGACCTGCAACCCTGACGCTGATAGCTGGGTGGCGAAGTTCATCGCATGGTGGATCGACCAAGACACCGGCTATCCCATCCCTGAGCGTTCTGGCCTCATTCGCTACATGATTCGGCGCGACGAGGCCGTTTACTGGGCGGACACCAGAGAGGAACTCTGGGAACGCTTCAATTTGACCACACCGGAAGAGAAGAACGAGCCGAAGTCGGTGACGTTCATCATGTCTTCTGTGTACGACAACCAAGAGCTGCTCCGCATCGACCCCGGCTACCTGTCCAACCTGAAGGCACTGTCGGTCATCCAGCGCGAGCGACTCCTCAAAGGCAACTGGAAGATCAGGGCCGCCGCCGGCCTGTTCTTCAAGAGAACGCAGCTTGGCGAGATCCTGACCATCATGCCGCAGGACGTCATCCAGTGGGTTCGCTGCTGGGACTTGGCGGCAACCGAGAAGACCGAGAACGGCGACCCGGCCTATACCGCTGGCGTCCTGATGGGCAAGCGGAAGAACGGCCGATACGTCATCGCGGACGTCATCAACAAGCAGATGAACGCCTCCGATGTGCGAAAGACGATAAAGCTGACTGCTCAGGCAGACCGTGCGGCGTACAAACGTGTCCGCGTCCGCCTGCCTAAAGACCCCGGCCAAGCCGGTAAAGAGCAGGCCGAGTCCTACATCAAGTTCCTGTCTGGTTTCGACGTTACGGCCGTCGCTGAAAGCGGCAGTAAAGAGGCCAGAGCCGAGCCTATGGCCGCCCAATGGCAAGCCGGCAACTTCGACATCATGTATGGCGAATGGAACGAGGCGTACCTGACGCAGCTTGAGAACTTCCCCGACGGGAAGTTCAAGGATATGGTCGATGCAAGCGCCAACGCATTTGCGGAGATCGAAACGAAGACGGCGTTCAACGTCGGCAACCTGATTTGAGAAAGAGGTGAGAGGGTATGGACGACAGACGCAAAGACCAAGCCGAACGCATCGTGAAGAGGTACGCCCACCTGATCGAGATGCAGACCGGCAAGGCCGTTCGCCCCTACCGAGCCGACGGCTACGTGAACATGATGAACAAGTACGGCACGAGCAAGGACACCACGGAAGGGTATCGGTTCCGTGCCGAGCCTGTGGTTCCCGATGAACTGCTCACCATGTACTACGAGGGCAACGGCCTGTTTGCGAAAATCATCGACACGCCTGCAGAGGAGGCCATCAAGCATGGCTTCACGCTGGAGAGCACCAAAGACCAGAAGATTGAGGACTTCTATACGGAGGCCCTCGACGAGCTGGACTGGGAAGAAACGGCCATGACCGCCATCCGCTGGGCGCGGCTCTTCGGCGGCTCCATCGCCGTGATGATGATTAACGACGCCCGCGGCGTCGACGAGCCCCTCGACTGGCGCCACATCCGGTC